GTGTTGTGTACGGATGAATTTTCACGCAATGTTTACAGGATGTTTAATGAGGGAAAAAATGAGGAAGAAATAATAAATTATATAAATAAAAACAAATGAAAGTTAGGTTAGAATATGTATGGATTGATGGGTATACGCCTGAACCAAATCTTAGAAGTAAGATTAAAATTGTGGACTATGAACAAATTAAAAATTGTTTAGTTCTAAATAATTTCCCTGAATGGAACTTTGATGGGTCATCAACATTACAAGCGGAAGGTAATAGTTCTGATTGTATTTTAATACCTGTTAGACATTATTTTTGTGATTATACAAACACAATTTACGTGTTGTGTGAAGTAATGAATTCTGATGGTACGCCACACGAAACTAATACAAGATCAAAACTAATTGGAGATCAAGAAGATTTATGGTTTGGGTTTGAACAAGAATATTTTATCTATGATAGAAATAACAAATGTATTTTAGGACACAATGAAAACAACTTGGAACCACAAGGTAAATATTATTGTGGTGTTGGTGAATATGTTGCAGGAAGAGATTTTGTTGAGGAACATATGGATATGTGTTTAAAATACGGAATTGATATTACAGGGATCAACGCTGAGGTTGCCTTAGGTCAATGGGAATACCAAGTATTTTCAAAAGGTAAATTAAAGGCGGGTGATGATTTGTGGATGACTAGATACTTTTTGTATAAAATATCTGAAAAATATAATTATGGGATTGATCTACATCCAAAACCAATTCAAAAAGGGGAATGGAACGGATCAGGACTTCATACAAATTTCTCAACAGATAAAATGAGAAATGATGGTAATGAAAAATATTTTATATCATTGTTTAATGCGTTTGAGGTAAGACATGAAGCTCATATTAAAGCTTACGGGTCAGATAACGATCTTCGTTTAACTGGTAAATTTGAAACACAATCAATTGATAAATTTAGTTGGGGGGTTTCAGATCGTGGAGCATCAATTAGAATTCCAAGAGATACCGCAAAAAATTGGAAAGGTTATGTTGAGGATAGAAGACCTGGTTCAAATGCTGACCCATATAAAATTATTAAAGAAATTGACATATCTTTAAATACTACCGATCAAATCTACGACGTTAAAATAATGATGAGTAAGGATTTTGATATGGAAGGACTTAATGAAAAATACGGAACAATTTCAAATGATGAATTATTAAAAGAATATAGAGAAGAATGATGGAAAAAGAATGTGTATGTGGAGCTAACGTATTTTGTGAGTGTCCACCAATAAAAATAGAACAAGTAAATCACCCCCAACATTACGGAGGTGAAGAAAACCTATACGAAGCAATCAAGGTAATTGATGCTTGGGAATTAGGATTCTCATTGGGTAATACGGTTAAGTATATATCAAGAGCTGGTAAGAAAGAATCGGATAAAGAGTTACAGGACCTTAAGAAAGCATTATGGTACTTGCAACATCATATAGAAACATTAGAGAAAAAATGAAAATAGTAGTAACAGGAGGAGCGGGGTTTATAGGATCCGCATTTATAAATCACCTATTAGATAACTTTGAATGTGATGTTCTTTGTATTGATAAACTAACATATGCTGGAAAATTAAATAACATTAAACACGGATTGTATTTCTTACAAAGAGACATTTGTGATGTAACGGCAGATGAACTTGGCGATTTTGATTACATTGTTCACTTTGCTGCCGAATCACACGTAGATAATTCAATTAAAAACGGATTACCATTTGTTAGAACTAATGTTGAAGGAACATTTAATTTATTGGAGATATCAAGAAAAAATAAGAACCTTAAAAAATTCATACACATTTCAACTGATGAGGTATATGGTGATATGAATGAACATAATTCAATTGATCATACGGCAACTGAAGATGATAGTTTAAAGTCTAGTTCATATTATTCCGCAACTAAAGCGGCATCTGATATGTTAGTTTTATCTGCTAATAGAACTTATGGATTACCATATCTCATCACAAGAACTTGTAATAATTTTGGTGAACATCAGTTTGAGGAAAAATTCTTACCGACAATTGCAAGATCTATTAGTGAAGGTAAACCAATTCCAGTTTATGGTGACGGATTACAAGTTAGAGAATGGATGTATGTTTATGATAATGTAAAAGTCATTTGTGATTTAATGTTTGACGATGAGATTGTAAACACCACTTATAATATTGGAACAACTTTCAGAGTGACAAATTTGGACATTATTAAAAATATTTCTTATATTTTAAACAAAGAGGTTGATGTTAAATACGTTGAAGACAGATTAGGTCATGATAGGAAATATGGTCTTAATTGTACAAAACTAAGAGAATATTACATAACTAAAAATGGGGAGGTTCCTAAGTTTTTAAATTTGTTTGATTACTTAGATAGACAATATGGTGGTGAAAAATAAAAAAGGTTTATCAAAAGAGATAAATGTGTTAGGGGCAATAACAACTCCCGGTGAACTTATTCGTGAAACCCTTATTAATTTTATGTGGGGATTTCTTGGAAACTCAATTGTAGTTTTTGTGGCAAAAGAACTGGACTTTTTGGTTTTAATCAACTACATTGCTTATTATATATTAATTTCTTATATTGTTAATAGGAAAAAATATGAAACTATGTTGGGTAAGTTTATTGTTTTACCGGGTTCGGCCGCAATAGGTGCCTTCACAGGATATAAACTAGCTCAAGCAATAACAAGTATAATTTAAATAAAAATGAAACTAACAGAAGAACAAAAAAATCATATTCAGGATCAATATGATGCCTTAAAACAAACTGATAAAGAGTTTGAGGAAATACACGAGATGATTGTTGAACATTGTGTTGATGAATACATTGTTGATTTATCGGATGATGAGGATGGAGACCTTTACGAAGAGTTTTCAAATGAAGTATGGGATTATTTAGAAAGTATTAAATAAAAAAAATGATAGAAACAGGAAAAATTATAAGTGGGGATTGTATTGAAGTAATGAAAACATTACCTGAAGGATCTGTGGACTTAATTTGTACATCACCTCCATATGGTGTCGGTATTGCTTATGATGTTCACGACGATGATGTTGAATTTGATGAGTATTTAGTATTCGCTAAGAACTGGTTAACTGAGGCTTACAACGTGTTAAAGGATGATGGTCGTATTGCTCTTAACATTCCTTATGAGATTAACAGACAAAAGAAAGGTGGGAGAATTTTCTTTGTTTCTGAGATGTACCAGTTAATGAAACAAATTGGATTTGGATTCTTTGGTATCGTTGATCTTGAAGAACAATCGCCACATAGAAGTAAGACTACTGCTTGGGGTTCTTGGATGAGTCCATCAAGTCCGTATATTTATAATCCAAAGGAGTGTGTAATATTGGCATACAAAAAACACCACATTAAAAAGGTTAAAGGAGAACCTCAGTGGAAAGGGACACCTACTGACATTGAACAGGAAGATGGGTCATTAAAGAAAAAAATTGTATATGAGGAGAAGGATAAGAAAGAGTTTATGGAACTTGTGTTTGGTCAGTGGAATTACTTTGCAGATACTAAATCACTCACCAAGGCGACTTTCTCAATGGACATACCGACCAAAGCTATTAAGATACTATCCTACAAGAACGATGTAATATTAGATCCATTTGCTGGTTCAGGAACAACATTAGTGGCGGCTCAGATATTAGAACGTAGGTGGTTAGGTATTGAGTTGAGTGAGAATTACAAACAAATTGCCGAAACAAGAATTAATTATTTCAAAGCTTTAGAACAAATAAAAGAACTCCCATTTAATTAAATGGGATTTTTTATTTTTACGTAGTATTTATAACAAATTATTTATTATGGAAGATGATTATGAATGGGGAGATCACACCATCTCTGAGTTTTAATTTATTATTTGCAAACTTTTTTTTGTTAAAAACTATTTATAACTATGAAGAAAAAGTTAATAACGGAATCGGGAATAAGAAACATCAGGGAATTATCTAAAAGATACCCTGAGGCTAAGATATATTTTCACCAAGATTTAGATGGTGTAACCACTGCTTTAGGTATGAAAAGTTACTTAGAACAAAATGGAATCAAAGTTGTTGACTCTGAGATTATCCAATATGGTGATAAGGAATTTGCAATTAAGAAGTTGGACGCTGAGGGTGATGTTATGCCGGTGTTAGTTGACTTTGCTCACGGTAAACCAATGTTTATTATACATACGGACCACCACGACACACAAGCGGGAGTTGAACA